TATCGCACCATTTCATAAATCTAAGTTCCCAGAGCGAGCGATATACAATATTATTCACATCTCCCCTATATTTCTTGGGATTCTTAGGTTTAAACTTGCCCTTGTAGGTTTTGGTGTACAACATCTGCTATAAATAATTATATTCCAACAATATTTATAAGAAATCTATGTCTCAATATTCTCCCCCAAAAGATGTTGTAGTTCAACGAAATACCAGAGACGCACGATATCAAAACCAATTGACTGCGCAGGGTTATAATATTGGAACTTTTGAATATCCTGAAGGCTTAAGAAATAAACCAGATCTTCAGCATTATGTAGCTTTCTATATCAATGTGCGTGATAAAAGCACGATGGGAAAAAATAATAAAAATAACGATCCTAATTATTATGTAAGTAAGGAAGAACAAAAACGTATTAATGCACTTTCTACAAGTAATTTAGATCAAGCATCAATAGAATCGGGCGTTCAATTTGTAAAGAAAAATGCGGGTAAATTGGGTGCACTTGCAGGATTTCTTGCAACAGCAAAAGTACCAAAAAGTTTAGGAGATGCTGCAACTATTGCAGGTGCAACTGCTGGAGGTTATGTAGCAGCAGATACAATTACAAAAATGGTGGATAAGTTAAAACTTGGAGCTTTTTCATCAGGTACAACTTCTAGATTAAAAGAAGTTGTAACACTGCATATTGAAGATAGGCCTTCTGTAAAATATGGTGTTAATTATACTGAAAAAGAATTAGGTGCTTTGTTCGGAGGATTAACACAATTTTCTGCAGCAGAATCTGCAAACAGATTAAAAGGTGAACTGCCAGAAATGCAAGCCAGGGTTTTAAGCGAATTTTTAAAACTTCCTTCTTTAAAAGCTGGCGGTGGTACTCTAAGCGATCTTAGAGAATTAGCAACAAGAACAAGAACAAACCCATTTAGAGAAGTTCTTTTTGAATCTGTTGATTATAGAACGTTTACGTTTAGATATAGATTTTTTCCAAAGAGCGAAAACGAAACTAATAAAATACGAGATATAATCCAACTATTTAAAATACACATGCATCCCGAACAAACTGCAGGTAAAATGTTCTACATTTATCCTTCAGAGTTTGATATACAATATTTTTTTAAAGATAAAGGAAATCCGTATTTACATGAGTTTGCTAGATGTGCTCTAACAGATATGCAAGTAGACTATGGTGGAGATACTTTTGCAACATTTAACAACGGTGCGCCTGTTGAAATAGGGTTATCCTTGACATTCAGAGAATTGGAACAAATGACATCACAAGGAATTCACAAGAATGGCTACTAATCTATTTGGTGATTATCCAAAAATATCCTATACCCTTGATGATGGAGATAGCGAGCAGGTAGTAGTAGATATTTTTAAACGAGTTGTTTTATCTAAAGAGTTTCAAGAAAATATTTCTTACTTTGAAACATACGAAGTGTTGCAGGGAGAAACTCCTGAGGATGTATCATACAGATTTTATGGTACACCATCTTTACATTGGTTAATATTAATGGTTAATAATGTTATTGATCCTAGATTTAACTGGCCCCTATCCGAGGATGCTTTATATAAAAATACTGTAGCAAAATATAGTTCAGATACTGCAGTGTTTGCAATTAACCGAGCATTAAACGAAAACGACAATCAGGTAGAAACATTCTTTATTCTAACAGAAGATTCTACACACAAAAATCCAAAAAGATTGATTATTAATTCTAGTGATTCTAATCAAGTAGATACATTTCTTGCTTACAAAACATCTGAAGAAATAAATCGCTTTGAAAGCAATTATGAAGTAGAACAAAATAAAAATGAAAGTTATCGAAACATAAAAATATTAAAAGCAGATATTGTAGATGATATTCTAACAAATTATAAGAATGTATTGGCACAATAATGTCTGAAGAAATTTTACAGGCATCTGGTGATGTACTGATAGAAAAGATTACTATAGTTTCTGCAATACGCGGAAAATATCTTGACGTATTAGATTATTTGGTTGAAGTTAATCTATATGAAAGTATTTTTTCTCCCACCTTGACCGGTAGTCTTACCTTATCAGACAGTAGAAATTTAATAAGAGATTTTCCGATTTTAGGAGAAGAATTATTGGTGTTGCAAGTTAGAACCCCGACACTAGATAAAGAATTAGCAATAAGTAAAACTTTTAGAATACACGGCATAAGGGATAAAAAATTTGCTAGAGATGGTACTACACAATTATATACTTTAAGTTTTTGTTCAGTTGAATTATTTGCAGATCTTCATAATCCTATATACAAAGGTTTTGAGGGAAAACCCGAAGAAGTAGTTACAAAAATTTTTAATGATTACTTAAAATCTCCAAGAAATTTAACTGTAGATAAAACATCTGATGACACAACTACATTATTAAATATACTTGGTAAAACAGACAATACAATAAAATTTGTTAGTCCTGGATGGACGCCCATTCAATGTATCAATTGGATTGCAAGCAAATCTCTTTCTGAAAATAATACTGCAGCAAATTTCTTATTTTGGGAAACCAGTAAAGGATTTTATTTCGGAAATTTGCATAATGTTTTACAAAATTCTCAAATGGTTAATATCGGAGAATATTTTTATTCTGAGTCATTTGTTAATACATTGAACATGGGCGAAGGCACATATGATACTACAGATGCTGCGGGAAGAAAAATGTTTGGTGTCAAATCTTTATATGTAGAAGAAGGGTTTGACCAATTGCGAAATAATATGTCGGGATATATTTCTAATAGGTTATTAGATGTTAATCTTTATAATAAAAATTATGTAATAAAAGATTATGACCATGGTACGAGTTTTAAAAATTATGCTCATACTGAAAAGGGTAAAGTTGTTCCAATGTTTGCAGAAAGCACAACTAGAAATCCTTTAGTATATCTAAAGGTAAATTATAGTTATCCTAAACTATACGGAACCGATAATAATTTTGATGTCGTAACTAAAGATATATTTGGCAATAGAAGATCTAATCTAATAGAATTAAATAATTATTCAATGACTATCGTTATACCCGGCAGAACAGATATAGAAGTTGGATCAACTATAGGTATTAATTTACCCAAAGGAAAACCTTTACAGGCAGATGATGCATCAACCCCAGGATTGGATGAATTATATTCTGGTAAATACTTAATCACAAGTATAACTCACACAATTAATAGAAAAACTCATTTTGCAACAATGAATATTAATAAAGACTGCTTTTTAGAAGAAGCTATTAATAAATTGGATACGTAATGACAGAATCATTTAAGTGGTGGACAGGCGTAGTTGAGGATAGAGACGACCCAGAACAATTGGGACGTTGCCGTGTTAGAATCTTTGGATATCATTCTGAAGATATTACTCTGTTGCCTACATCTAAATTACCTTGGGCAATTCCATTACAGCCCACAACATCTGCGGCAACATCTGGTATAGGATCTACTCCTGTAGGTATAGTGCCAGGTACCTGGGTAGCAGGATGGTTCTTAGATGGTGAAGAAGCGCAAAGACCAATTATATTCGGCACCATTGCAGGCAAGCCTACATATCCTAGTGCTGTAGATAAAACTAAAGAACAGGATACCGTTAATACTACTACAGGAAGTGTAAGGGCATCTGACGGAAATACTGTTTATTCTCAATCAGGAAATCCTGTTGCTGCGGCATATATTAAGGCAAATGAAAAGGACAGTTTAAAGCCTTTAAACGAGCAAAAATTAACTATAGTTTTAGATGCAGTTGCGAAATCTTTATCCAATAATGATTATTCCAAGGTAGGCACTAACGGTGAATTGGGCAAATATCAGTTAAGTCCTGTTACATTAATAAATCTAGGTTATGTAAAAAGACCTCCTAATGGAATTTTAGATGATACTACGTTAGATGATCCTGACAATTGGGTTGGTAGAAAAGGTATTAGATCTAAACAATCATTTTTATCTAATACCTCTGCTCAGGAAGAAATAGTATTTGAATATTGGCAAGACAACTACAATACATTATTACGATTAGGCAAAATATCTGAAACAGATGATTATAAGGTTGTTGCTGGTCTACTAACAGTATCGCATGTATACGACCCTGAAAATGCAGATAAATTAGATAAGAAAAACTCTGAGGGCGCAAGAGCAAGAGAATATTTTACCCTTGGTAATTCTGCACTAGGTGGAGATGCAGATCAGTTTATAAAAAGATATGAAGAAACTGGAAATTTTTTACCTAAGGTACAAACTGCAGATTTTGCAGGAGCAGTTAATACTGAGGATTTAAAAAAGCTAACAGGGTTTCAGGATCCAAATAAAAAGTATCCTAAGTATGAATACTATGGATTGTCTGACATAAACAAATTGGCTATATCTGATAAGACACACTTATCTTTTAAAATAAAAGATAATAACAGAGTAACAAAGATACCTTTAGCCAGAACATCGCAAACGTGGGATGAACCTATCACAGCTTTCGGCGGTGTGTATCCATATAATCAAGTTATTGAAACAGAAGGCGGGCACGTCATTGAATTGGACAGTACTCCTAATGCTGAAAGAATACAAGTTTTTCATAAATCAGGAACCCATATAGAAATAGATGTTAATGGTTCTATGGTTAGAAAAACTGTTGGCGAAAATTATGAAATTATGGATCGTAATAATTTTGTGTATGTAAAGGGTGCACATAATCTAACTGTAGAAGGTAAAACAAATATTCTTGTTAAGGATAATGCGTCTATAGAAGTTGAGGGAGATTTATCGGTAACAGGTCACGGTGATACTACAGTACAGACTGCAGGCGTTGCGGGTATTGTTGCAGAAACGGCTCTCATATCTGCACAAAAAGGATTTGATGTTGTAACTGAAGGAACAATAAATCTACAAGGCAAGGATATAAATCTTTATGCTAAGGGTGGTTCAATAACACAAAAAGCAACAGGCGATATATCTTTAGAAACTGGCAGCTTCAAGAATTTAAGTTTAAAGGGCGGTCTATCTGTTCTAATAGATGCAGTAGTGGTAAAAACAAAATCAGGAGCAAATTCTATTAGAGAAATTGCACTGGGCGTGTTAAGCCCTCCAAGTAAAAAGACTCCCGATACAACAGGTATACCTGTATTAACTAGACCATCATTTAATGATGCAGCTTTTCAATATGATGCATTAGAAACAGGGTCAACTGATTATGCAAAATCCCAAGCAGCGGCCGGCGCTATTTCTAGTAAAATTAGTCCAACCCCATCAGGAGCTCTAACTCCAGAACAGCAGTCTTCTCAACCTATTACTCCTTGCGATTGTACAGAATTTGAAGGAATTGAATATTTCCCTCGTTCTCTAGTTTTATCTAAATATTTTAAACTTGATAATTTTATTCGATCTGAAAAGGGACCTAGATTGCAGGCTCAGCGTGGTCTAAGAGAAAAAGATATAGTATGTAACCTTAAACAATTAGCAGTTAATTGTTTGGATCCTATAAAAGCAAAATATCCAAATATGAATATTAATAGTGGATTTAGAATAGGGGAACTTCCATCAGACCACAATATAGGTGCAGCTGCTGATTTATCTTTCCCAGGAACATCTTTTTCTAAGTATAAAGAAATTGCAGATTGGATAATAGCAAACGTTCCTTATAGGCAAGTTTTATTAGAATATCAATTTGATAAAAGTAGTTATAAATTATCCACAGCTTGGATACATGTAGCATATCTGGCAAAAGATAATAATTTAATTAAATCTAGTAGTCCAACATTTACTGTTGTTAACCATGCTAAATATTCTAATGGGTTCACTAATTTGGCATAATAAATATCAATTATGGCAACAACTAAAAACGTAAAACAGTTCGTAGACTTAGATCTTTCGTTTAAGGTAAATCCTTTTACGAAAGACATCTATCTAAAGTACGATGAAGAAGCAGTTAAAACTGCACTAAAGCATTTAATACAGACAAAAAATTTCGAGAGATTTTTTCATCCCGAAATAGGTACTCAAGTGCATTCTTTAATGTTTGAAAATTTTTCTCCTGCAGTAAAAATTGCAATGGAAAGAACTATATCCGAAGCCATTGAAAAATTTGAACCTCGTGTAAGACTCGTTGATTTGTTTATTAAAGAATTAGCTGATTCTAATGATCTAGAAGTTAATATTATTTTTACATTTAAGAATACAGATACGCCCATAACAATAACAACTTTACTAAGTAGATTACGATAATGGCAAACTACAGATTATCAGAATTAGATTTTGACGAAATCAAAATCAATCTAAAACAGTTTTTAACTAATTATAGAGATAAAGATAATAATCTTGTTTTCAAAGATTATGATTTTGACGCATCAAGCATTTCTATTCTTTTAGATTTACTAGCATACAATACACATTATAATGCGTATTTTGCTAACATGGTTGCAAATGAGATGTTCTTAGATTCTGCAGTTAAACGAGAATCTGCAGTTTCAATCGCAAAGCATTTAGGATATACACCTTTATCATATAGAAGTGCAAGAGCAACAGTTTCATTCACAGTACCGACGCCCGACGGTGTTCCTGGTACTTTAACAATGCCTAAGTATTCTCCATTTACTACAACAATTAATGATACAAGATATACTTTTGTTAATCTAGATGCAGTAACAATTAGACCAACAAACGGCGAATACAGATTTGATAATGTGGAAATCGTGGAAGGGCAACCATTATCATATACCTATAGAGTAGATGTTTCTGGCCCAGATGAAAAGTATACTATACCTAATAAGAATATAGATACAACTACTCTTAGAGTTACAGTACAAAATTCATATACAGATTTAACATCTTACACATATACGCAAGCGGATAATTTATCTGCTCTAACACCAGAATCTAAAGTATTCTTTTTAGAAGAAAATCCATCAGGATATTTTGAAATATTTTTTGGTGACGGTATAGTAGGTAAAAAGTTATTACCTAGAAATTTAGTTAAAATAGATTATCTAATTAGTAGCGGAGACGTATGTAATGTATCTGGGGATATTACGCAGACATTTACACTAGGCGCAACAATTGGAGGACAAACAGTTGCATCATCTATTGTTGCATCTGTTAATTCTACAGGTGGAGACACTGCTGATACTATAGAAAAAATTAAATTTAAGGCTCCCCGATTTTTATCATCTTTCAATAGAGCGGTAACTGCTAATGATTATAAAGCTATTATCGAGGCAAATTATCCTTTAGTTGAATCTGTTGCTGTTTGGGGTGGAGAAGAAAACGATCCTCCTATTTACGGTAAAGTTATAATTTCATTGAAACCTTATAGAGGATATGTTGTAAGTGATGCAACAAAAAATCAAATAAAAAATGATGTTCTTAATGATAAGAAAATGATGTCGATACAACCAGAATTTGTCGATCCTCAATATTTGTATGTAACTGTAGACAACAAAATTAAATTTGATCCTAAGAATTCTAGATATACTGCGCCTCAAATTGAAGTATTAGTCCGTGCAAAAATAATAGAATATTTTACAACTGATCTACAGCAATTTAATAAGAGTTTTTATTATTCTAAATTGTCTAAAGCAATTGACAGTATAGATCCTTCTATTATTGGTAACGTAACTGCATTTAAAATACATAAAAGAATAACTCCAGTAATTGGTGCTGAGAATGGTTATTCTGGTTCCTCGGTAATTAAGTTTGCAAATAAATTAATATCTGGTAGTATCATATCTACAGCATTTTATTATACTGTAAATAACGTAGTAAAGACTGCATATCTAAAAGATGTAATTACTAATGCAACAACTAGTACAATAGATTTATTAGATTTCTATACAGATGAGATATTAGTTTCAGGCATAGGTTCAGTAAATTATACTGGAGGTGAAGTAACATTTGTCAGTTTAAATCCTACAGGATATATTGAAAATGCGCTGGATATTAGAATTTATTCTAAGATAGAAGAATTAGATATTACTTCTGCTAAGGATGTTATCATAGTTATTGACGACGGAACATTATATACCAATTCTAAGAGATTAGCAGGATTAACAGTAACAGTAAATACCGTATAATATGATAGATAATCTTTTTAATTCTTCGCCAAACATTGGCCCGGTTACTGTGTATGGTACGGCTAAACAGGAGTTTGGCGTTACTTCAGCCACAGGTTGGTTTTACCCCCTGTTTTTAACAAGAAAAGAAGCAATAAATCTAGATATAGATAAGGGTGGAAAAGGCATTTATAGAACAATAAAATTCTTTAATCGAGAAGGTGAATTTTATTTTGCAGATACCTATAACACATTAGCTGCAGTTAGTGACCCTCAGACATTTGATGTATATTATGGCGCAGGAGCAGAAAGTCCTTTCTCTAAAATTCAAAATAGATTATCTTTGCTTGTAGAAAATCAATTACCAGATTTTATACAAAGCGAATATACAATGTTCGTTACGTTTATAAAAGCATATTATGAATTTCTTGAACAAGATTATGGTGCGCAAGAAGTACTGCATAATATAGGAAATTATTCAGATATAGATCAAACATCTGAAGAACTAGTAAGTAGATTCTTTGAAAATTATGCAAACGAATTGACTAAATCAGATGTAGCTAACAATAGATTGTTGATAAAGAAAATAAGAGAAATCTATAGTAAAAAGGGAACAGAAACTGC